CAACGAATACGGAGCGTTTTATGTGAAGCCAGCAGCAGATGCTCCCAAGCTGAAAGAAGGTCAAACATACGTGGAGGTTGTGACCGCCTAATACCGACAAACACACACCATGAAACCCAAAACTACAACCCACACAGAGGTGCAATTGATGGCTACTATTCGCCAACTTGAAAAACAACTTGAAGCAAAACACAAAGATTTTGTGCAAGAACGTGCGCGAGCCGACTACTACGAAATGTTGTACAAAGGAACTCAAGCGTGAGGCACCAACTAAAAACAAACGGGGGCTTCGGCGCCCTTAATATCTCACCAATGCAAAAGACAAGCACCAAAGGCCGCGACCTCGCGTGGGACATCGCCACCCGCCTTCGCGGAAACGAATTTAAGGACATGACGCTCGGAGAGATTGACGACTTCCGCGCAGAGATGGCTAAATTTTTGGACCTCAAAAAAGAATGGTAATGCTTAAACCTAACGGAATCTCCCACACGGTCTACCCCGACCAGCCTGCCGACGACTTCAACGAGTGGACGGCCAACTTCACCCGCCAAGAAATCGTCCGCGATGTGGATGAGTTCAAGCGCAAATTCGACGCGCTGTGGGATGCCTTCAAACGCGACATCCAGCGGAACACATGAACCGCTACGAAGTACAATACCACTACGGCCACGATCGCGACGACTGGAGAGAAACGTCCTTTGTCGCCACCGATATGCAAGCCGCACGCGACATCGCCGTCAAATTGGTGCCGATGGACTACAACATCACCCGCGTCTATGAAAAAGAACCATTTAAATTCAACCCAATGGAACAAACCAAAATCCAAAACCTGACCCCGCAGGGCTCCTTTGAAGCGAACGGGAAGACCTTCTACAAGTTCGACTGCATCCTCGAGAACGGGATGGTAGGAGAGGTCAACGCCCTCACCCAAAGCAAGTGGAACGTCGGCGACGAGGTCGTCGTCAAGGAACACCTCCAGACGAAGTGGGGGCCACGCCTCAAGCTCGACCGCCCCGGCTTTACTCCGGGCGGAGCGAGCGGTGGTGCTCGTCAACCCGACGGAGATGCCACCAAGGGCATTATCGCTTCATGGGCTGTAGGGGTGGCGATGCAGGTCGTGGGAGACCCCACGCAGAACCACTACGAGGAGGCCGTCCTCTTGGCCTCGCGTATCGCCCTCCGCTGTCGTGGTATCATCAAAGACGAGGTGACCCCATGATGGCCCGCGAGATGTGGACCAAGGGGCAACCCAAGGTCGCAGGGACGTACTTGTGTGCTTGGGAGCATTCACCGCTCCCGGGCCGCAAGCCCTCCTACCTCTACGAGGTGCACGTATGGGATGAGGAATGGCGGACGGTGGCGATGCACCGAGGCAACCCGACGTGGTGGCGGGAATTTATCTCACCACATGAACAAGAATTAGAACTCGAACTTGAATACCAAACAACATGAACCGATTGAATAAGACGTGGACGGCCAAAGAAATCAAGGCCGCCAAGACAATGCAAGCCAACGGAGTCCCCAACGATACCATCGCGGATGTTCTTGGACGCTCTGAAAAGGCGGTGGTGATGCGTATGTTCCGCTTGAATAATGAAGCACCACAGCAGGCGCTGAAGTTCACCAAGCAAAACAAACCAGTAGAAGCAAAGTACACGCGCTACCTTGAACCGAAGCGCACGGTGTCGATTTTGTGGGGCCTTATCAAGTACACACGATGAGGGACTTCATTAAAAAGCACTACGGGACCAATAAGAAGTGCGCCGAGGAGCTGGGGGTAACTCCTGCGACGGTCACCAATTGGATTCGTAGAAACCCGCGCGGCATCCTCAAGCACGCCGCCGAAATCGTAGCCACCAAAAACACCACCTACCTCCAACTCAACGGGGAGGTGGAATGGCGGGAGCACGAAATTAAGAACCTCGAACCCATAAGAGAGGGGGAGGTTTGACCTCCTCCTCCTTACTTTACGCACATGGAAAGACAGTTCAAGGGGGTGTGGATTCCCGCAGAGATATGGTTGGATGCACGGCTGACGCTTGTGGAAAAGGCACTATATGCGGAAATCGACAGCTTTGCGGGTAACGGCAAGACGTTCCACAAGACCAACGAAACCATTCAAGGCGAGTACGGCATCAGCAGGCCTACGGTGTCAAAGTCGCTTAAGAAATTGGAGTCGCTGGGATTTATCGAAGTCACCTTCGACGGACGCTTGAGGCATCTAACCGTGCAGGCAGACCGTAAAATATTTACGGGCAGGGGGAAAGATTCTTTCGGGCAGCAGGAAAAAAACTTTCCGGCAGAAGGAAAAAATAGTACCTCTACTAATACAAGAGAAAGAACAAAGGAAAACACATCTAAAAAGGGGGTGGTGTTGCCTTGGGATTCCGAACGGTTTTGTGAAGCATGGAAGACGTGGATACAAGAACGCAAAGAACGAGGCACCAAGAAGTACACCCCGCGCGGCGAACAAGCCGCCCTCCACAAACTACAAACCGACTCACAAGGTGACGAGGCCACGGCCATCCAAATGATACACCAAAGCATCGCCAACGGATGGCAGGGACTCTTCCCACTTAAAAACCATAACAATGCAACAAAAAGACCTGGCCCGTCAGACGGCTCACTCATTGCAGAGCATCTCCGCAGGCTCGCCGCTCAATCCGGAGAGAGCATGGCGTGAGGGTACCAACGTCCTCCTTGCGTATCGCGAAGCCCCCGCCCGTACCGAGGCAGCTTTGCTACTTATGCTCAAGGACTGCCTCACATACCTCGACTACAACAAGACCATCACGGGTGACCAAGATTTGCTCGACGCTACCCACCACCTCATGCAGGCATTCCCCGCGATGAAGGTGGAAGAGTGGCGCATCATTACCCACCGACTAAAATCAGGCCACTACCGTCCCGGCTACGAGCGTTTGAAACTTCCGGAGCTTTGTGATATATTTCAGCAGTACGAAGGCGAACGCGCCGAGATGCGGGAGGGTAACTGGAACGAGCTCAAGAAGCACACCCCCAGCCGACTGTCCGACGCAGACCTCGAAAAGATGTACGCCAAATACCAAAAGGAACGTGAAGCCAAGCAGAAAGAACTCCAAGAGGCCAAGCAAATCCGCCGCGTCAAAACGGACGAGCGCGGGCGGTGGGAGCACATCCCGTACCCCAACACCCCGGAACACGATGGTCAAGAAGCTGGACACGGTGTTCAGCCAGTTCGTCCGCCTTCGAGCGAGCGACCACCGGGGAATGGGTGAGTGCTTTACCTGTGGCTCCATGCGCCACTACACCGAGGTCGACGCGGGGCACTTCATGAGCCGCGCCTGCATGAAAACACGATGGGACGAGAAGAACGTCCAGTTCCAATGCAAGCGGTGCAACGGCTTCCGAAGCGGCGAACAGTACAAGTTTTCCATACGACTGGACGAACTGTACGGCGAAGGCACGGCCGAGGCTCTTTTGATAGCTTCCAAGATGACGGCCCGGTGGAGTAGGGAGGAGCTGGATAGTATGTACCACCACTACAAGCGGAAAGTCGATGAACTCAAAAGCACGAAGGGACTTTGACGCGTGGTTCGTGGAAAACTACGACAGCCTTGTCTCGCAGGCCCGTCGCCTCCACCCCGACAATCGCGACCTCGTGCATCACGCATACCTCAAAACTATCGACACCCTCGAGAGAAATACCAACATCCTCGAAAACCTCTCGGGATATTTCAACACCGTCATGTGGACATTGTCCATCGACCAGTTCCGAAAGCTCTACCAAATACACGAAACACCCGACACCACGCCCGTCTCCGACTACGACCTCACCGATGCCATAAAAAAAGAGGAGGCGATGATCATGACCAACCACCTCTCGTGGTTTGATAGAACCGTCCTTTCTCTTTACCTTGACGGGTGGAGTATGGCACAGCTCTCGCGAGAGGCTGGTATCAACGTCGACGTGTTATACAAATCAATCAGCGAATCAAAGAAGAAGCTCCGAGATGTTATTCGTCAGCGCACAAACCAGAAGTGACCGCCTCGCCGTCTGCCGTGACTGCGAGCACTACGTCGAAAAGACGGCATCCTGTGGCCCGTTGGTCAAGGAAGCCCTCACCGACTCCCCTCTCTGCGGCTGCTTTATGCCCGCAAAAACCCGCTTCAAAGTGTCGTCGTGTCCCCTGGGTAAGTGGCAAGCAACAGTCACACCCAAAGACATCGAACGCATCCGCGAGTTTCTCGAGCGCGACAACCGCCTCCGCAGGGCTGAAGAGCTCACCGAGCTCGCCCGCAAATACCTCGGGCCGGACAAGCAGGCCACAAGTTGTGGATCGTGCAACTCTACCCTCATGAAAGAACTCCAAAGATTAGTACACAATGCCGATACCAATTCCTAAAGCGTCCGAAGAGATGGACGACTTCATCCCACGCTGCATGGCCGACGAGGTCATGGTCACCGAATTTCCCAACGAGAAGCAACGCATCGCCGTATGTGCCGTACAATGGAGCAGAAAGAACTACTAACCCACGTCTGGCTTCAGGTAGGAGCCCTGCACGATACAAGCAAGGACAAGACCGTCGCCGTCCACAGGTGCAAGCGGGGGGCCAAACGCTTGGGCGTGGAATGGGAGGAAGTCATCGGACGTGACAGGCACCGCGAGAAGGTCGAAGCGCGGCAAATTATTTGCAAGTACCTTCGCGACTGCGGGTGGACATACATTTCTATCGGGCGGTTGCTCGACAGGGACCACGCCACAGCCATGTACAGCGAGCGCAACATGAAGCACCTCCTCGAATACGACAAGGACATCCACGCCAAGTGGCAACTGTTCCTCAACGCATAGTGTCAACCAAAACCGCCTCAAAGTGTCAAACGCATGACCATACGAAAAGTCAAACGCCTGCTCAACGAGTCCGACGACTGGCTCGTCTTCACCATGAAGAAGGTGAACGAGGACGAGGCAAGCATGGGGGCATATTACCGCAACCTCGAGTCGTGGGAGATACTCCTCAACCTCGCCGTCAACGACTACCATATCCGAGAAACCCTCCGCAATGTCATCAACACAGCCGACGCGTATCGCGACCAACAAACTGAAGACGAATCCGAATAACCCTCGGACGATTCGCAAAGACCAACTCGAGAAGCTGGTCAAAAGCCTCCGGGAGTTTCCCGAGATGCTCGAAGCACGCCCGATCGTAGTGGACCCCGACTACGTCGTGCTTGGTGGCAACATGAGATTGAAGGCCGCACAAGAGGCAGGGCTGACCGAAGTGCCCGTCTACGTCGCCTCGTGGGAGGAGGCCAAGCACAAGGAGTTCATCATCAAAGACAACCTCGCCTTTGGGGAGTGGGACTGGGATATGCTCGCCAACGAATGGGATGCGGAAGAGCTCGACGATTGGGGTTTGTCTGTATGGATGCCAGAAGCAGAAGAGCCGGGCCTTGATGAACTTCTCGGTGAGGAGAAGAATAAACCAGCCACAATGAAAATCACATTCACCTCGCCCGAACAGCTACAGCAAGCCGAGATTGATATTAGGGAGATTTTGGACAGAAAATATCAAGGGGCATATTTTAGCGTTTCCGCAGGCGAGCTATGAAATTAGAAGTAGCTTCACACAAAGCGACAAAATATGCTTGCTTATATTTTCACTACGCGAAGACGGTTCCAATCAACACCTTTGGTTTTTCCGTTTTTAACAACCAAAATGAATGGTGCGGCGTTGTCTTGTTTGGAACAGGAGCAAGCCCACAAATTGGAAAACAGTTTAATCTTGCGCAAGGTCAAGTCATCGAGTTTGTTCGAATGGCGTTGAACGGCAAACAAGAGTTGCCTGTGTCCAAAATCTTAAGCGTGGCGGTGAAGATTTTTCGAAAAAAAAACCCTTTGGTCCGCCTCCTTGTAAGTTATGCCGATCAAGAACAAGGGCACACGGGAATAATTTATCAAGCCGCAAACTGGATTTACCTTGGCGAGGTCAAATCCCCTCCAATTATTGAAGGTCGCCATAACAAGTCCCTCGGCGGGAGTATAGGTGCTGCGAGGAAGCGCCTGGGACGCGAGCCCGAAGTTTACTATCCCAAACCCAAACACAAGTACATTTATGTATTGGACAAAAGAGACCGAGAAAAATACCTACATTTAGCCAAACCATATCCACGCGCATGAAGCACAGCAGGCGGTGCGCCGTGCATCCAGCACGGAGGGGGCGGTTCGATTCCGACCCATGCGCTCTAATTCTTCCGAGATGGAAGCACTAAAAACCAACAAAACCGACAACAAAAAAAGGGCCATGCTCGAAGCCTTGGAGCGTGCCCTTGGAATTGTCACCACGGCGTGCAGCGCGGTCGGCATCAATAGGTCGACGCACTATCAATGGATGAAGGACGACCCCGAGTACAAGCAGGCCGTCAAGGACATCGACAATCGTACCCTCGACTTTGCAGAGAGCCACCTTCACAAGCTCATCAAAGAGGGCAACCCAGCGGCGACCATCTTCTTCCTGAAGACCAAAGGCAAGGCACGCGGGTATGTGGAACGCCAAGAGATTGAGATGGCCGAGAAGAAGCCGCTCTCGTGGTTCGTGTCTGACGACTCCAGCGTGAGTTGAGACAGCCCGCCACATACTACCACGTCAAAACCTCGCCTGCGAAAATCCAAGTCCACCAAGGGGGCACGCGGAGCGGGAAGACATACTCTATCCTCACGGCCCTCATCGAGCTGTGCCACCGCAACGAGAACTCGGGGGCCGTCATCACCATCGCCCGCAAGACCTTTCCCGCGATCCGTGCGTCGGTCATGCGTGACTTCTTCGAAATCCTCGAACGCGAGGACATATACAACGTCGAGCTCCACAACAAGTCCGAGGCCACCTACTACCTCTTCGGCAACCTCGTCGAGTTCATCTCGGTAGACCAGCCCCAGAAGGTCAGGGGACGCAAGCGCGACATCCTCTTTGTGAACGAAGCCAACGAGCTCACCCTCGAAGATTGGAGGCAGCTGATGCTCCGAACTACGGGCAAGGCCATCATCGACTACAACCCCTCGGATGAGTTCCACTGGATATACGACCACATCCTCACACGCGACGACCATGAGTTCTTCAAGACCACCTACCGAGACAACCCCTTCCTCCCCGCGTCCACCGTTCAAGAGATTGAACGACTCAAAGAAGCCGACCACGACTACTGGAGAGTGTACGGCTTGGGCGAGCGCGGCGTTTCCCGTGCCACTATTCTCACGCATTGGAAGACAGTACCCCAAGTCCCCGACGGATGGAAGCTGCTCAACCTCGGCCTCGACTTCGGATATACCAACGACCCCACCGCCATCGTGAAGGTCTACACCGACGGGCACGGCTTCTGCCTCGATGAGGTATGCTACGCCACGGGCCTCACCAATGCGGCCATCGCCCAGACGCTACGAAGCGAGGAGATAGGCAAGGCCATGATAGTTGCCGACTCCGCCGAACCCAAGTCCATAGACGAGATTCACGGGCACGGCTTCAACATCCACCCCGCAAGGAAGGGGCCGGACTCCGTGCGGGCAGGTATCGACTTCCTCCGGTCGCGGCCCCTGTTCATCACCGAGCGAAGCGTCAACGGCATCAAGGAGCTCCGCAACTACAAGTACAAGGAAGACAAGAACGGGCGACACCTGAACGAACCCGTCGATGCCTTCAACCACTTCATCGACGCGAGCCGCTATGCCATCACCTGGAACCAGACGAATCCCAACTTCGGGAAATATGCCCTGGGATAACTTCAGAAAACACCCTCCCATGAGTTATAAGAATATGGAGCTTCGCCTTCCCGCCCACTTTGCCGATCTTACTCTTGGCCATCTTATGGCCTTGGAATCGGAGACCGACCCTGTCAAGCGGGTTTCGGCGGTCACAGGCGTTCCTACCACCAAGCTACGAGAGATGCCCCACAAGCTCGTCACCGAAGCCGACGCGCACCTCTCGTACCTCCTTACCAAGGAGCACGCCCAGCACAAGGAAATCATCGAACTGCGAGGCATCAAGTACGGCTTCATCCCGAACTGGGAGGAGTTCACGACGGGGGAATGGATTGACATGGAAGAGTGCACCACCGACTTCTGGAAGCACGCACACAAAGCCATGAGCATCTTGTACCGACCCGTGGACAGGAAGTGGGGAGACAAGTACACCATCCTGCCATACACGGCGAAGGAGGACAAAGAGGTCTTCCTCGATATGCCCGCGCCCCTCGTGTCGGGTGCCCTCCTTTTTTTTTGGACTACCGAAACCGAACTGCTGAACACTTTGCGGTCCTCTTTGATTCAAAAGACGAGGGAGGCGATGAATTTGCTAACAAGTGGGGCTGGTACCCCGTCCTCTACACCTTGGCTGGCGAGGACTATCTCAAGATGGATGCGGTCACGGCTTCACCCATCGGACACCTCTTCACCCACCTCGCCTTCCTGAAGGACCTCGACCACAAGCGCAAAGCATGATAACCTACAACAACATTGTCCAACGGTTCGAGACCTTCTGTTCCTCGCACCCTATGATTGAGACGTTCTCCCACGGGAGCCCTGCCGACGTGGACCTCGAGAAGTTCGAACGCTACCCCCTCGTTCATCTCGTGTACACGGGAGCGGACTACAACACCGAACGCACCAAGACCTACAACCTCGAGGTCTACATCTTGACCCTTCCCCCAAGCGCGACGGACAAGGTTGATTATCAAAAGGAAGCATTCAGCGACTCCGAGCAGATTGCCGAGGACATCCTCGCCGACATCCAGACGGGGGGCATCATCTTCACCTTCGGCTACAACTACGACGTGACTTCGGCCAGCGTCACCCCCCTCGAAGAAACCACCTCCAACGTCTTGGCAGGGTGTCTCCTCGACATCGCCATCGCGGTGCCCTACACGTACGACTCCTGCAACACACCACTCTCATGAACAACTGGAAACTCCGACATAGCTTCACGGGCAACGCCACGTCCGACGTACAGACGGTCAACGGATACCTCGCCGACCCTGCCTACCATCTCACCACCAACTTCCTCCTTTATTCAAACCAATTTGACAGTTGGATTGTTTCTGGTGGCACCACAGTAACAAGCGGACAAACGGGATACGACGGAAGCAGTGATGCCTACCAAATCACAAAAGACGCGAGTGGCTTTCGGTTTGTGAGGCAGGGGTTGACATCTCCCACAGGAGTTGTGACCTTCAGCGTATATATGAAGGCTGGCACTTTAACTACTGCGACGTTGAGGTTGTTGAGTTCTCCCGATGCACGGGCAAAGTTCGATTTGAACACCGGGGCCGAAATCAGCAGTCAGAATGTTTTGGGCACCTCGAGTACAAACATGGGCGGCGGTTGGTGGCGTTATTCTATGACTGCGGAGATGACTACAATGGCGGAACAAGTCATTTATCCCGATGATATTGCAGCGACCAACGCAGGATACATCTACATTCAAGACGCACAGCTTGAGGAGGGCACACAGGCCACCACATACGTCGAGACGACCACGGAACCCGTAACGCTTCCGGACACCTTCAACGTGACGGTCGTCCCCGACGGGAAGGAATACGCCGCCCCTCTCTTCATCCCACGGACGAACCTCCTCCTCCAGTCGAATCAGTTCGACACTGATTGGTTCAACTACAATAGCACGGAAAGCGCAGGCGAAAGCGGATACGATGGAGGCAGTGATGCTTGGCTTCTTTCTAAAACTGGCGCCTCTGGACTTTTACAACAATACATAGATGCTGATGGCTTGCAGACGTATAGCATTTACGCCAAGGCTGGTAGTTTGAGCTTTTTGATGTTGCGATATAAAAACACATCAGGGCAATATTACGGCACCTATTTTGATTTGGCCAACGGTCAAGTAGAGACGGAGACAGCACAAATAATCGAGTCAAAAATAACGACTGTCGGAGGTGGGTGGTATAGGTGTTCCATAACGTTCAATCAAGCCTTGGAAATCGTTTTCGCCTATCCAGCGGATTCTGATGGAGGTATAGGAAACGCCGTCACAGGTGACATCTACATCCAAGACGCTCAACTTCAGACGGGAAGCGTAGCGACCGAATACATCCCCACCACCACCGCCGCCGTGACGCGCGACTGGAGTGCCTTCGGACGAGTACAAAACCAAGTGCCAGGGATATGCAACGGAACCCACACCCATACGGGCGCGGCATCGGGGTCGGGCATCGCCGCCACCACCATCACAGGATCCGGCTCGGGTGCCACCTTCGCCTACGACTTCGACACGCTTGGAGTCCTCACGACGCTCACCGCCGACGGCGCGGGGTCAGGGTACAAGGTCGGGGACAAGCTGTCTATCGACACGACAGAAGGCCATACCATCGAGTTCCGCCTCGTGGAGGGAAGCAATGCCGCCACGGTGTCGGTCAGCATGGGAGCTGCCAAGCCCAACAAGCCCATCCCGTTCCCTGTCTCCAAGATGCGCGTGGAGGGTCTCACCGATCGCACGGTCTTGTTCATGGACGAGCGTAGCCGCTACGTCTTCCCGAAGCCTACGCCCTACCTCTTGGATACCTACGAGGGAGCGGCGGCCGCCTATTCTCTGCGCCGCCTGCGGTCATCGTATACAGG